CAAAATAGATTGGATGAAGACTCTCATCAAACAAACCAATAGTCTTGACTATCTCTTCACCGACAACAAAAGTCTGATAGTGAGGAAACTTACTGCACAAAGTTAGGGCATCAGTTTTAGCAGTGGAAAGCAAAGTCAAATCACCAGGCTGAAAATAGCAGTCAGCCGAACTAATAAACCAGCGTGACTCAAAAGGCAACATCTTAATACCCAAATTCCATGAGCTTGCAACACCTAGATTAGAAGGCATATCAACCCAATGCATCTTGACTAGCGGATTAGCATGATAAAAGTCTTGTCTAACCCCCGAATTGTTGATTACATAAACTGTCGCTTCAACATCAATGCTCTCAACCATGCGAACAAGCAAATCAAACCTATTCAAAACAGGAACAATCAGTTTCACTTTTCAGACAACTTCTTGATAATAGGCTTCCAACCTTCTTGATAAACCTTATCTGCATCATAATTCTTAGCAAAAGCTAGCGTGTCAGGGAAGTCTTTACGACCCCGTTGATAAGCCTGCTCAAGTGCATCAGCGATAGCCTGCACATTAGGAACATTAAACCAGGTATGTTGCCCCGCATCCCAAAGCGGTTGCCCATTCACAAGGAAAGAATCAGAAGAAGCAAGCTCCGCAGAAGCAGCAAAGTTAGAAGTAATAATCGGAACACCACAAGCCTGAGCTTCAATCTGTGGCACACCAAAGCCTTCACCATAGTTAGTAAACAAGCCAACATCCCAACCAGAATAGATAGCAGCTAAAGTCTCTTGAGAGATTCCATATTGGTAAGCGATAGGATCGACGAACCTACACATTTCTTGTTTGACCCCACAAGCAGCAAGAATGTTAGGCAACACAAACCCCGACTGCTTACCATAAGGCTCAGTGTGCAGATACAACATCACATCATCATGCTTCTGAGCAAAGATAGCGAACGCAAGAAAATTCTCTGCAACCGCTTTACGATGAATAAAGCCACCCGCCTTATTAGCAAAATTCATGCCAACAATAAACTTATCTTCCCCACCACAAAACTCACGACCCGAAATCCCTTCAGGTAAAAACTCTGTCGGCTTAAAAACATTAGTGTCAATAGCGTGAGGAACATACTCAGATTCAATACCCGCCTGCTCAATCATCGCCTTACCAAACTGACTCATAGCAATCGGAGTAACATTCGGCTTCCTCAACCACTTCAAAACATTCTCAGGGCCAGGCTGATGATCTATTGGAACCCATGAACCAATAGGAATACTATCGAGAGCAGGATTATCGAAAACCCAAACATCATAAAGCGTAATCATAAACGAAGGCAGTTTAGGATTCTCAGCCTTCCAATGCGCGTAATGCAAAGGCATAACATCAGTCGAATACTGATTCATGCCACGACTGTAATGAGGGATAAGTCCCGAACCTGTCTCGATAGTAGAGTTCACACCCTCACCACCATAATTAGACAGCATCGCAACCTTATGCCCATCAGCAACTAAACGCTGAATAACCTGTTTCGATTGAGTGCCATAACCAGTCGGCTGATTAAGAGAATTTGAATACCATGCAATAGCAGCTTTAGAAGTCATGCCCTCTAGCCTATAAGAAAAACCCCCCAAACCTTTTGAGTTTGAGGGGCTTTCTAGAGGAGAGTTATTAGCTCGCTCCACCCTTGAACTTCTTGATGTTGGCAGTCTGCACAAGTGCACCGTCAATTCTCCAAGTTGCTCTCCAAGTAGCCAAGTCGTTTCCGAAGGCATAGTCGTCAGAGCGGTCAACCTGAAGGCCACCAGCGTTACGAATGTATAGAGACTTTAGATCTCCAACAGCAACAGAGTTAGCACCAACAGCAGGGTTTGGCATTGAAGGAGTTTCAATAACCTGAACACCAAGGATAAGGTCACGCTTGTCTTGACCTAGACCAATGTCAAACAAGTAACGGCCATAAGAGTCCTTGAGCTTACGCAATGCTGCAATAGAAGTGCTGTTTGCAAGTAGAGCGAAAGAAGGCTTGGCACGAAGTGCACCATCAAGGCTGTAAACAAGATCAACAATATTATCGGCCGTAAAGGCCCCGCTGACTCCAGTGCTGCCCAAAACACCCGTACCAGCAACAGGAAGGAAACCAGTGGGTTCGACCGACCCTGTGCCGTTGATTAGCTTGTTACCGATTGCGTTTCCGAATGCGTTACCGAACTGGTCAGCCAAGAAACCAACAATGTCTACACCTGCATCCAAAACTAGTTCGCGTGAAAGTTGTGCAAGAGCAGAGAACTTGTATGCAGAAAGAGTTGTGAAAGCGTTGAATGTAGGCTCAGAAGTTCCAATGCTTACACCCTGACCAACGATAGTCGCGGTAGAGAAACCAGACTGAGAAGGAATCTGCAAGTTTTCACCTGAAGAAGTGTTGATTACAGTTGCGTAATCAAGTAGTGGGTTTACTAGACGAGCAACCTTAACAATCTCATTGTAGAACGAGGTAGGGACAGGAGCACCAGTGCTTGATCCAGTGATAGCACGGAACTCGTGACCACGAATCTCACCAGCAATCATCTTGCGAAGAATGTCGCCTTCAGTGTCAGTAACAGAAGCACCAGCAAAGTTAACTGCCGCCTTCTGCACTGCTTCAGCAGTCTTAGCTTCGCGCTGCTCTAGTTCGATTAGTTCATTTCTTTTGTTGATGTCAGCAGTTAGAGAAGCATACTTTGCCTCATCTTCACCAGACCATACACCGCCACGAGCTTCAACTGAATCAATCAGTTCCTTAGCTTCGTGCCATGCTTTAGCCTTTGCATCAACCTGTTTAGCAATAAATTCGCTCATTAGGTTTGTTCCTTTCAAGAACATAAATAAATAGGGGGATTGTTTTTGATTCAGAGATAAACTCACATAATCAGGTCAGGGGATAAACGCGCCTAACATGATTAACCCTATACCATAAAAGATTATTCCCGATAAAAGAAAACCCCCTGGGACAAATCAGGGGGAAAGAAATAGTATTCTTTTTTAGCTTCCAACACAGGAAGTCAATGCAATTATACTCTCTGCATCAACAAATCTAACTGCTTCTTCTTCATATCTAAAACAGCAGCAGGATTAGTAACTTCAGGATCTTGCTTCAAAACTTTGCCTAGAGTATCAGTCAAAAGTTCACCCTGTCGCTCAGTCAGTTCATCGCCTGACTCTAACGCTAAAAGCGCATCAGTTAGTTCTTCAGCACTCACTCCACGAATTTCAGCAAGTCGAGAAATCTTGTCAGCAAGTTCAGTCATAGCTCTAACGCTAGCAGTTCCCTCAGTCGCAGTATAGGCAGGCCAGCTCACGACCGATACTTCGTGAACATTTACACGCTTCAAAATACGCTGATCCGCAGAAGGCCATTCATCACCATTCATAGGGACTCGGAAGCCGAAACTAAACGCGTTCACATCTCCACGCTTAATAAGTGTTGCAGCATCTCTACCTGCTTGAGTGTCAGGCAACTGAGCTTCAATAAGCAAGCCATGACTATCCTCACTTACCTTTAGAGTGCCAGCACGAGTTGAACCTAAAACAGTTCCAGTATCGTGATTCCAAAGCAACTTGATGTCATTACGAGAGTTCAAAGAATCTCTAAACGCACCATGAGCAATAGTCTCAGTGAAAGGCAAAGGCTGAGAAGGACTATTGAATACAGCTGCATAACCACGCAAAGTCATGCCATCACCTTCAGCACGAATCTCCAAGTCACGAATAATCTGTCTGCGCTCAATACCCTTAGTTACACGCTCACCACGCTTAGCCAAAACAGCGACCTGAGTCGGGTCAATGAAACGAACACTATCCATCTCAACATCCATACCAGGCATATCGCTTACAGGAGTATTAGGTTCAATAGTCGCAGGAACATGTGCTTCCCCAACTTCTTCAACATCTACCGCATAAGCATCACGCAAATCATCGCCAACAACAGTGCCCAACTGCCAATGCCATTTAGAGAAACGATCCTGCAAATCAGCGAGGAAATTGAAAATCCCTTGCTCATTCAAATCATCTGCACAACCCTGCGCTTCAACAATGTCACTAATCAAAATCTCGTTAGCCTTATAGATAGCCAAAGACAACTGCACAGGGTCTCCACCAATAAAACTTGCTTCAATCTCAGTGTCAGCAACAAACTGTGGAAGCATAAAAGGCGCATCCACATCTAGTTTGCGAATGTTCTCCGCCAAAGGGTCAATAGCAGAATCATAATCCTGATAAATTTCCTGAAAGAACTCATGGAACTGCGGGAAGTTGATTCCCTTAACATTCCAATGCGCTCCATGCGCTAAAAACTTTGCTGCAACCAAATTACCTAGCAACTCAGATAGTTCACTAGCCAAATATTCTTTAGTAGGCTCAACCGCTTCAACAGCCACAGGCTCAGGCATATCCTCATAATCACGAACCTGAGTCTTATAGTCAATAGTTTTAGGGTCAAGAACTTCCTGCACACCCGCAGACTTATAGGCTGCACGAGCTTCAGGATTATTATCTACAGCAAACTTCACATTCTCTCCATTACTAATCAACTCTTTAGCCACGCTACCCTTCCAATCATTAGTCCCAGCAGCAGGAATCTCAGAAGGGCGCATAATTAGTTCACGATATTGAACATTAAACTCATCCAACTGATCCATAGTGTCAGTGCGTTGAGACTCATCTCTACCTGTGACAACATACAGTTTTA